TCGACAGCTAAGATTTTTGTCTACCACAAAAACGCGGTCGGATACGCTATCCAAAAGTCCGAATTCGCAAACGTGGCCGCCGGCGAAAATGTCGCTGCAGACATTACGTGGCACGGCGATCGCGCTGCGTACTTCATCAACCATATGATGTCGGGTGGTGCCGTCATGATCGACGACACTGGCGTGATTGAGGGGAACCTCAATGACACAACCGCCATCGCCACGAGCTAAAGGAGAACTTAGATATGGCTTTTACTGCATCTACATTATCCCAGCTCGCGCATGGCAATAATTGGAAACTCTGGGTCTATACCTCGGGCTCCGACAATATTGCCGCGATTAACAGCAGCGGGTACTTCAACGACGCTAGTGACATGCTGGGGGTTCGCGACCTGATTATTGTCGCGGACACGGCAACACCGACGACCAACTTTTGCACAGTATTGAGCAACAGTGGCGGTGTTGTGGACGTTTCGGACGGCACAGCCGTCGCAGAAACGGACGGCGATTAACGCTACAGGGGCGACTTTCGGGTCGCCCCTTTTTCTTAAACAGACAGGAAGGGTGCCATGCACGTTCGTTCCAGACCTGAAGATATTGAATACATCAGCCGCCTCAAGTTCGGCTCGACGTTTAATTATACTCCCAGCCATCACACTATGAAGGACGTGGAGACACCTAATTACTTTCACAATTTGGCGAACCGGTATTTTGCGCCAGGCGACGAGATTCGCATCAACATTAAGAATGAGGACAAGAGCTGGTCAAAGCGCATGTACCAGGTCATCTCCATGACACCGGAAAATACCGTCATCGAGCCCATGGATGCATGGATCACGTACAACGCGCCAAAAAAGACCAAGCCCACCGCCGTCAAGAAGGCTGCCTAGCCCATGGCGAGCGAGGTAGGGATCTGCAATATTGCATTACAGCTTATAAAGCACAGCAAACAAATAACCTCATTAACCTCTGGTACAAAAGAAGCCAACGCCTGCGAAATTGTATATGACGAGCTCAGAGACCTCTGCCTCGATATGCATCACTGGAACTTCGCCACGCGCAGGGTCGAGCTCGCCCAACTGGCGGCGGACCAAGCTCCGGCATTTGAGTGGGACCACGCATACGGGCTACCAGCGGATTTCATCCGCGTTATCAGCGTCCATGAGCACGATCACGGCGACGACAACATCCCTTACAAAATAGAAGGTGATCAGATCCTGACCGACGCAGACGAGCTGTATCTACGCTACGTGGCGCGGGTCGAGGATCCGAACAAGATGCCACCTACATTCCGGAGGGCGTTGTCAAAGATTATAGCGGCACAACTGGCGACCGCCTTATCTCAAAGCACGTCGCTTGGCAAAGAGCTGTTTGCCCAATTCCATGATCAAGATTTGCCGTTCGCAAAAAGCACCGACGCTATTCAAAACTACGCAGACCAGCTTCCCGAATCCGACTTCATCATGGCACGGTTCGGTGGGCGGGCTACTTATGAGCCAGGGGATCCGCCCGCCTCATGAGCATTCAGACGCAAGTCAACCAGGAAAGTTTTAACGCCGGCGAGTTCGGCGAGCGTATGGCAGCGCGGACGCAGTTTGCCAAGTATGCCAATGCCGGTGCTCAATACGAGAACATATTACCACTACCGCAGGGCGGTTTTGCCTATCGCCCCGGCACACGTTTTATAGCGGCCGCAAAATCAAATGCCGAGCGACCCTGGTTGCTGCCCTTTATCTTTTCTAATATTCAGAGCTACGTGATGTCGTTCTCGACGAACGCCATCCGGTTTTTTAAAGACCAGGCGCAGATTGTGGCACCGGATATCGGCGCGGCAATCACCAACGGCACCTTCGCTGACAACGTCAGCAACTGGACCGCAGCGGCCGGCTCTCTGACCCATGACGCCACAAACGATCGTATGGTGATCTCCGCATCAGGCGGGAGGGCACAACAGTCCGTAACGACCTCGACGGTCGACGTGGAACACGTGCTCCGGTTTGAGGTGTGTGGTTTAGCCGGCGATAAACTAACGGTACGGGTCGGCAGCAGTGCCGGCGGCTCGCAGCTCCTCGCCGACACCTCGGCGAAGACCGGCTACCACATGGTGTCTTTTACGCCCGCGGCCTCTCCGTTTTACGTGGAGTTCCAGAACGACATGGCAAAAACCGTGTCGATCGATAACATCGAGCTCCTGGACAACACACCTATCGAGCTGGTCTCGCCCTACGCCGAGGCAGATCTTCCCAATATTTCTTATGTGCAATCGGCCGACCGCATGTATCTGGCCCTCGGAGGCAGCACCCACGTATACCGGCTGGACCGGTTCGGGCATTCATCGTGGTCGTTGACCGAGGTGCTTTTTTCTGACGGGCCCTACTTGGACGAGAACACCACCACCACGACGCTGAGCAGCTCGGCCGGCACAGGCCTCGGCGTGACCATTACCGCAAGTGCGGTCACGGGTATCAACGATGATGCGGGTTTCCGAGCAACCGATGTGGGTCGATTGGTTCGTATTAAAAACGGCTCGGACTTCGGCTTTGCACAGATCACCGCCTTCACTGATACCACCCACGTGACCGCCGACGTGCTGGGCGAAAGCCTGCCGACGGGCACAACAACCGACTGGCGGCTAGGGGAATATAACGATACCGACGGCTGGCCCAGTGCGGTCAGTTTTATCCAACAACGCATGGCGCTGGGATCAACCACAAAAGAGCCGCAGAAGTTTTGGCTTTCCGTCTCCGGCGATATTGAAAACTTCGCCGACTCTGACAAGACCGGCGATGTGCTTGATGACAGCTCCATCGTCTTTAAGCTGGCAGCCCAGCGGGTCAACACAATTTTGTGGTTTGCCACCAGGAAAAAGCCCATCATCGGAACGCAGGATGGGAACTGGACCCTGCGAAGCGACGGCGCCATTCTCAAGCCGAGCGACATCGCAGCCGACTTTGAAGTAACAAGTGGGTGTGCCAAGATCCCACCGATCGAGATCCGCTCGAGGTTAGTGTTCGCACAGCGCCAGCGTCGCAAGATCGTCGAGTTTGCGGATGTCATTCAATCAAACGGGCTCGAAGGTTTTGATGCGTTTGACCTGACGCTGCTTAACGACAGAATACTTAAAGACGGTATTATACAGATGGCCTACGCTCAGGAGCCTGACAGCGTCATATGGTGTGTCCGCGGTGACGGCCAGCTCTCTTGCCTGACATATCAACCAGATCAAGACGTGCTTGGCTGGTCTCGGCAAATTATAGGCGGGACGTTCCACGGCGGAGACGCGGTGGTGGAAAGCGTGGCGGCGATACCCGGCCAGGACGGTTCGGGGCAGTTTAAATCGAGCGTCGAGCGTGACGAGGTATGGGTCGTCGTCAAGCGTGAGATCAATGGATCAACCACGCGCAGTATTGAGTGTATCGAAAAACATTTTACCAGCGTCGAGGATTTGCAGGAGGATGCTTTCTACGTCGATAGCGGGCTGACGCTGAACAACCCGGTTACCATCACCGCGGTTACTAAAGCCAACCCTGGTGTTGTGACGGCTGCAAACCACGGCTTCAGTAACGGCGACGATATCCGCATCACCCGCGTCAAAGGCATGACCGAGTTAAACAACACCAGCTTTAAGGTGGCCGGCGTCACGACCAACACGTTTCAGTTGCAGGACACTAGCAGCGTCAACCTGAACACCACGGGCTTCTCGACCTACAGTGCGGGAGGCGAGGTTCGTAAAAAAGTTAGCAGCGTCTCCGGCCTGACGCATCTCGAAGGTGAGACCGTGCAGGTATTAGCCGACGGTGCGGTGCAAAACACCAAAACCGTGAGCAGCGGCGCCATAACATTAGACAGTGCTGCCAGCCAGGTGCATGTTGGTTTGGGCTACACACGAAAGTTTAAGAGCTTGAAGCTGGCGTTTGCTGCCAAGGATGGCACAACCATAGGCCGGCCCAAATCCATCGCCGATGTAATACTGGTGGTCATGGAGACCGGCGAGGGAGCGTTATCCCTTGCAACGATCGAGGACGGCATACAGGGCACGAGCACCGAGCTTGACCTGCGGTCCGCCAACGACATCGACGGAGACCCGGTAAATTTCTTCTCAGGCGAACTGAGGCTGGGCGTGACCGCAGGATTTGATGACGATATCCGCATACTGCTATCCGGAACTGCGCCGCTGCCTGCCACTATTCTTGCAATGTCACCGGAGCTCGAGACCAGCTCATGAAAATACGCCAGGTGGATTTTGGCCGGCAGGAGGACGTGCGCGACATGCTGGAGGGCGCCTGGAATTTTGTTGGCCGCATGGGCACGAACACCGAGTGGATGCCGGACAGCCGTGAAGAATTCGAGGATCATTTGCTGGAGCTTTTTAAAAACCCGGCGTTTGAGATCTTTGGGGTGGAGCACGAAGGCAAGGGCGTCGCCGGTATGGCGGTCGTCGCTTGTCCGTTCATGTGGAACCCGAAGTATTACTCGGTCGAGGAAGTATTCTGGTGGGCCTCTCCGGCAGCACCGCCGCACGCCGCTCTGGGGTTGCTCCGGCACGTCGTCGCCTGGGCGCGGGCACAGGCGGTCGACAGTAAAGTGGTTATCAGTATGAAGAGCCTGGAGACATCACCGCCAGGGGTAAGACATATCTACAATCGAATGGGTTTGACCCGACAGGAATTTACACACATGGGAGTTATTTAAAAATGACACTCACCGCAACACAGATGGCAATCATGTCCGCGATTTCGACGGTGGCTAAAATAGGCTCGAGCTTTATGCAGTCGTCCGGTCAGAGTGCCGGTGCCGGGATGCAGGCTGAGCTGGCTCGCAGGCAGGCGGCTCGTGAAGCACAGATCGGTGCGATGCAGGCGGCACAACAACGTGAGCGAAACAAACGAATTGAAGGCACACAGCGTGCCCTGCTCGCCGGCGCCACGGGCGGCGATACGTCCACCGGATCGGCGCTATTGGTGCAGCCAGAGCTTGCCGAGGAGGGCGAGTTCTCTGCCCGCATACTCGAGAATAACGCTGCCGCTCGCGTCAACGCAGCCCGAGCAGAGGAAGTGCTGCAGCGATCGCGCATGAACCAGTTTAACCAGGCCGGCCTGATGCGAGCAGGTAGTGCGCTTCTCAAGGGCGGATCGCAGATAGCGCAGCTCAAGTTTTAAATAGAGGTAACGAATGACTAAACTTCCCACCGCTGCCGATGTAATAGGCCGTGTGCAGCCTACGTCTGCGCCTCGTGTCACCGTGCCTCGTGACGCTTTTCCGGATTACACGGACGTTACCAGGGAGCTGACGGCGGAGGTCGATAGTTTCCTGCTCAAGCAGAAAAAGGCGAACGACGAGACCGAGGCGCAGGACCTATCAAACCAGTTCAATACCAAGGCTCGCCAGTTGCTGATCGGGAACGAAAAGGATCCAGGTGACCCAGATTATGAGCCTGGGTATAAATCTTATAAGGGCAAAACAGCCCTGGAGCGGCGGGCCGAGTACGAAAAGAAACTCGAAGATTTCAGGAAAGAACTGCTTACCAAGACCACGAACAATACTGTCCGCCGCACTCTGAACCGTGCTCTAGATGCGCGGACCGCACGGTTTCAAACGTCTACAGGCACACATTTTAACGATCAACGCAAAGCGTATCGGAAGACCACATTTGAGGCGACCAACGCCGAAGCAACCGAGAGCGCCATTGCTGACCACCTGGATCCTTCACACATCGACGATATTTATAACAACACTTTCAAGTATTATTCTGATCAGGGCTTTTCCCCGAAAGCGGCTCAAAGTATTGCTGAAGAGCAACGATCAAAAGCCATCGCTAGTGTTATTTTTTCGCTGTCGGGTACAGACGCGAAAGCAGCACAAGAGTATATGGACGCGCAATCTAAAGCAGGTCGTATCGACCTCGATGTCCTGGCCGCAGTCAAAACAAAGGTAAAAACGTCGCTCATGCGAAATGCGAGCATGGAAAAAACCGCTGAGATATTTGCAAAGTATCCAAACCATGCAGACGCGATAAAGAGGTTGGACGAGGCACAAAAAATACCAAATGAAGAAATTCGAGAGGCGACCATAAAACGTATCGGCGCCCGTGATTATAGAACTAAAACTGCAATGGAAATAAGCCGAAAATCGCAATACGAGGCTAATTTAAAAGCAATCACTCAAGATGGAAAAGACCCGGCTGATCTAGATACGTCCAACCTAAGTGTGACCGAAACAAATAATCTCAATAAAGCACACCAGGCTCGTATGAATGCCAATGCCGGATTCGGTAAAGCCGATGACCCGACGGCGCTTGAAGCCATCCACAAGGCGATGGAACGCAATGAAGATATGAGAGTATTCGCCCTGGAAACCTTAAAAAAGAAACTCACACGCAAAACATACGACAAATACTTTCTACACCGTTCCCGCCTGTTGGCAAACGATCAAAAAGCTATAGCGGATGGTAAGATTTATGGGCTGGGTAATACCGAAGCCGATAAGACGGTCGACCAGATGAAGCTCAATACTACTAAATCGAAAGCGCTGAAGGGCGCTTTAAAAATCTCTCTTAAAGATTTTGTCGACGACTTCAGAGAAGAAAATCAGGGCCGATACCCCAATCGTGAGCTCATAAAAAGGCACATCGCCAAGCAGACGCTGACGGTTGATTTTGGCCTTTTTAGTACGCAGAGAGATGAAATGCGCGTTTATGCTGAACAACGCATGAAGCCATTTAGTATCGAGAATTACGATGAACCGTTGGTTCAAAAACAGATTGCAGAGGCTACAGGCTACAGACCCCAGGATGTTGCAAAAATCATATCGGCTCTGGAGAGATATCGACGGCCAATCACGATCGATCACATTACCGCTGTTTATAATTTATCGAGACGTGCGGCACGCAACGAAGAGGTTGACGATTAGATGGCAGAACTCGACGATCTAGACCTAGACTTTAACGCAGCGGCACAGACGCTGGGCGAGGCTGATGACAACAACAACGTGCTCGACCTGGAGGGCGCGGCCCGTAATCTGAACAAATCACAGGCGGAGACAATCCTCGACGCTGTCGAGACCGAAGAGGTCGACCCTGACGTTGTGAAAGATCAACGCGCCGCAGCGCAGGAACTTAATGCTCCGGTCGAGGTTATCGAGGTTGATTTTGATGCAGCGGCCCGCGAGCTTAAACGCCGCCGCCGCAATGATACGCTGCAAGATCATCCCGCCACGCAAGATTTTCTAAGCAATCCCCCCAACGCGAAGATTGCCAGCGATGATGTTGCCGGCCTGTCGCGCATCGAGGACCTCCACAAAAAATCGTTCAGCGAAAAAACAGACATTATATTTAACGATCCAGTTAGCCGTTTAATCCGTGCGCCTGTCGCGGACTTTATTGGGTTTGGTGGTTCAGCGCTGGAAGGTATCGAGACCATCAGCGATGCGTTTGCAGGCTTAATTGATATATCTCCGGACGAGCAGGACCCACCGACAATCGGCGATATGATGTCGCCTAGGGCCCTCCTGATGCAGGGTCTATTAAAAGTTTTGCGCGAGACAGGCATGGACGTGCCCGAAACGCCAGGCGAAACTGTCCTGCAGACCACGACAATGACCGGCGAGGCGTTAAGTAAAGCCAGCGAAGCACTGAATATAGAAGACCGTTCTTTTGGTGAGGATGTCGCTGGTGCCCTCGGCCAACTGACTGCCCAGGTGGGCGCAACACTTCTCAACCCATTTCTAGGGATCGGCACCCTGGTGACGTCGGGCGCGACCGAGACGGAAAACATTATTGAGGAAATAAAGAAAGAAGGTAAGAAGCCGCGGTACGGGGAAACCGGCGAGCGGTTAGCCATACTAGGCGGTGCCCTGGTCACGGCCGCCGCGGAAAAGATTGGTCTGGACCTTCTCCTCAAACGCGCACCGCCAGGCCTGAAAAACCGAGCAGCACGCTACGTGGCGGACAAGCTGATTGCCGGCGGCATCGAAGCAACGGAGGAGGGCGTCGAAGCTGCTCTCCGTGATTTCATTATCAGGGTTGGCGTCGATGAAGAGCGTGCCATCTTAGAGGACTTTACAGCCCGCGAAGCGGGTGTTGCCGGCACGGCCGGTGCTATCTTCCGCACCGTATTAGGCATCCGGTATGCCAAGACCAACCAGGAAAAATCAGCCGAGATGCTGGACACAGTGCGTGATGATATTTTGCGCCAACGTAGTCCAGAGGCTTTTGATCAGTTTTTCCAGAGCCTGGCCGACCGCGAAGGCGAGCCTAATGTGTTGCTGTCGGCCGAACCCATGGTCGAATACCTGGTCGGTCAGGGCGAAAACCCTGTCGAGTTCTTCCAGGAGCTTGGTGTCGACGAGAAATCCATGACTGTGGCGTATGAGAGCGGCGGCGATATCCAAGTGCCGGCCGGCAGCTTCTTTACAAAAATGGCCGACAACCCCTATCGCGATGAGGCTCTTTTAAATATCCGCGAGGGATCCGGTGCGCCTACGGTCGCCGAGATGGAGCTGCAGAGCCAGGAGGCGCAGGAGCGCTTAACCAAAGTGCTCGAGGAGATGGACAGCGAGGACCAGAAAGAGATTAATGGATCCATCAACCGTGTTCGTGAGCGTTTCAAACAAGACGCAATTGTGGCAGGACAGACAAAACCCGAGGCCGACAGCGCGGCGGCTGTATGGGATTCCACCTTTCGCACAGCGCTGGACGCCTATGCCAACGATCCAAACCGCACCAGGCCTTTGCAGGAGATAGCACGGGATCTCGAGGAAAATGTTTTCAATGTGCGTACCAGAAAGATACAGTTCGCCGAGCGTGGCGAGCCGTTAGAGCAGACCCCCCAGCAACAGCGCCAGAGATTTAGAGATACGCTGTCCGACGACGTGGTGGAGAAAGTTGTTACTGCCGCTAACGCGGAAGCGACAGAGCGCATAGAGCTTGGCGTTGAATCCGATCTTTTTGACACTTTTGACATCGATCAGATCATCAGGGATGAGCTGAACCTAGCTGTCGAGCAGGATGGATTTGAAGCGTATGGTAGACTGGATGCCGCTAATGTGGTTCTTCCAATGGACGCAGCAACCGGTGACCGGATACCAATAGAATCGGCGATTGGCAACGCCATCCTCTATTTTCCAGACGGCAGCCAAAGGGACGGCTGGAAGGAAGACGCAAAAGACGATTTTGAAATTGATATTGTAAACCTTGAGCGCAACCCGGACGGCACAGTCAATAACGACGAGAGTTTCTTTGAAGTTGTACCAAAGAATATAAATGAGATGGCTCGCCGGTATGCTGATGACAGCATTGCGGAGAGCCAGGTCGATACGATTGAGGACGCGCTGAACCACGAGGATCATCTGGTTCGTGCGAAGGCGTTCGGTACTCTCCTGGACGAACTCGGAATAGACTACTACACGGACGGTTCATTAGTAGCCTCGTTCTATTATTATGTAGGGACCGGCACGTATGATCCGGATCTTGAAGAGTATACCGAAGACATAAAGATCCGTTTTGCTGATCACGGAAGACAGTCTAACAACCATGCTACTTCCGACTTTAATGTCTACGATAACGGCTACGACACAGCTATAGATGCAATAAACTTTATCCTCCGCGACCGTGGGATGATGGAGGCCCAAGAGACGTTCCAGGAAGTCGACACCTCCGACGCTAACATTCTCCACCAAACCATCAACGACGCAGCCGGCAAACCGCTTGCTGTTGTACACAATATCTCGGAAGAAAAGCTCCGCCACGCCTTTAAGATGGGCGGGCTACCGGTGCCGTCCCTCGCAATTATTGACGCAAACCAGCGCTTTGAAAGTTTCGGCGAGATACAGCTCGTTGGATCACCTAGGCTGGTCGATCCACGGGCATCACGACGAAACAGAGTATTTGACGCCGACGTCTATTCGACCCGTTATCCAAGCGGCGACATTGAGCGCACCGTGGATGGTGATGCCGCGGATGCTGCTCAGGTGGAGCTCGACGCTCTCGCAGAAGAGATAGGCAGGGGTGCGTATCGACCGGGGTGGTTGAAAGAGACATTATCTGATACCGGCACAAAGTTTTTAAAAGGCGAGCTACCTATACAAGTAGCTTTTCTACGATCTATTGGAGACAAGACGCGGTACGAAGCGACAACAACAACCTACGGAGCAACCGACGAGGCCATCGAAGGAAGAGAAGGCGAGTTCAATCAATTCATCGAAGACACTTATGGCTCCCTCATTACCAAAGAGCGCATACTAGATAAGATTACGGACACCGGTCGTAAGTATCTCCCCCATAACCTCGACAACGTCGTTAAAATTATGAAACGCGACCTGCGTGGCGGAGAGAAATTTACCTATGGCGTTGGTACTATACGAGCCCAGGCTGCAAAAGAATTCCAAGGCCTTCGCGATATAAAAGACGCACGCGATCGAATTGTTACCGAAGCCGACATGCAAGCTTTCAAGGACGACACGGACGATGCTTTCGGAGAACTAGCTCAAGAGCTCACAGCGTTTTATTCGGGCGATCCGAATTCTTTTGGTTATCTCGATGTTGTTGTCGAGATGCTCTCGGACTTTGCACGCCGCGGCGAGAGTGCGGTAGAGGACAGCGGTTTTGAGAACGTCAGCGACGAGGCAAAACAAAACATTGTCGACTTCCTCGCTAATCTACGCGAGGCACCAACAGAATATTTTGAAGCGAAGATACAGCGAGCCGTTAGTATTGACGAGTTCGAGGGTGCTATTGTCGAGCCGGAAACACCGCAGGATATTCGAGACGCGCTAGAGGATGCCGGGCTGCGTGTCGTCGAGGCATTTGGTGAAAAAAGTGAGGCGTTACAGGAATTTTTCTCGCAGGAGCTTTTCCAAGACGAACCGCGTTTTCAGGATACGCATAGAAACGATGATCGCGTGGAGCGCGATAAGAACAAACATGGGCTGATGCCTTACATCCGCGACTACTCGGAGAGCGAGCCAACCCGCGAAGGCAAACCCATTGTCATGAAATCAAACAATAATAATGCAACCTCGGAACTCGGAAAAGTCGATGAGGTGCTGAACGCAAATCCAGACGCGCATACTTCCGTGGATGCCTGGAAAAAAATGATGGCGGATGCCTACGTTACACAAGACGTGCCGATCCCGCCGTATCGATTTATTGAAGAAATAAACACGGATGGCATTGTCCGAAATCTCTCACGTTTGACGGCAGGCCAAATTAATGATGCTGACGAGGGTTTTAAAAACGCACGCGAGTTTCGCCAGGAGTATATATCCGGGCGCCTCGGCGTCGAGACCACCGGTAAATTGTTTATGTGGTCGTTCTTATCTCGAGGCGTCAGCCCCTACGCGCAGGAAAGTTTGTTCATAGATGCCTTCCCGGAGGCTGATGTCTGGATAACCGCTGCCGCGCAGCCAGGGTTCGATGTCGATCAAACTGCTATTGATATTGATCTTGGCAGCGGTTCTGAGCTGCAGGCTCGAGAACAGCTCGTCACTCGTGCCAACCTCCAAAGCTGGAAGGAGACCAACAAGAAACGGAAGAAAGCCGGCAAGCGGGCGCTACCAAAACCAAATGATTTTAGGTTCCGCCGGAATGACGACGGCACTGTCAATACAACCTACTCCGAATGGGCAAAGTCTGTTTCACCTAAAGGCAGCGGTCGCCCTGGTGCGGGAGCAACGCATAACCTGAATGCGTTCGGCAAGGACTTCCTGACAAAGATGTCTACCGATGTCGGAGACGGCACTGGCCGATCGAAGCTGCAATACATCCACGATCTCATGGAGGATCCCAACAGCACCGGCAAGATGATCCGACGAGAGTTCGCAAAGATCGGCGAAGGCGTCGGCATCGACAACAAGGTCGTATCGTTCACGCTTCTTGTAGCAGGCTTCAATGATGTCATGGTGCTCGACCGGGTGCAGTTCAGGCAGCTTTATAACGACGGTCGATACGATGGCATCAACATATATGACGGCTATAAAGAACCCGGTAAGACGGGCTCTGTTACCGGCTCCGGCCTCGCGAAACAAGGCGACGGCACGCGAGGCATATTGATATACGAAGCATTTGAACGCGCCATTGAAGCGCGGATAGAGGACATATACGCCGAGCTGGGTCGAGAAGGCGTTGGTTCGGTTGGTCGGTATCATTGGGAAACATGGGTCGCCGACAGCGGACAGGAAGCAAGTCACGGTTCTATAGGCGCTATATTGCCGGACGCTCTCGGCGATAGAGATGCAATAAATAATGTCACGGCGAAGCAAGGGGAGTATGGGTCTTACGCTTACGGCGCACGCTATGGTGTGGATGGACAAGGCATTAGTTACTTCCAATACACTACACCGTCTGGTAAAATATTGACGTTCACGGTGCCGCAATTTGTGGAGTTCATGGACGAGATTAAAAAGCCAAAAAATGGCGTAGTGCCGAAAGATTATAAAGTAACGGAGACAGAAAATGCCCCCTGGTACACGAGTGGAGAAGTCGACAGCAAAGCCCTCGACAAACTCGCCGAAAACCTCTCGGCAGGCGCGGCTGGAAAAAGAGCGGGAACTGTTCGGCAAGCTGGCAAAGACACGTCTCTTTCCGACAGATTTGCAGCCACTGACACCGAGCTCTATCAAACCCAAACAGTAGATCCCCCCACGGGCATAGGCAGGCTGTATAGCCAGGCACAACGGGCAACCCAATCGCTCCCACAACAAAAAGCCACTGCCAGTCAGTGGCTTTCGCATTTTAAGAAGAGCGGCGTCAAAGACGACGAGCTGGACTTTGTCGTAGGCCTGCAAGAATTTTTGAACTCACAGAAAACAATCGACAAGGATGACCTGCTCGCTTTCATCGAGCAGCGCGGCATCAAGCTGGACGAGGTTGAGCTCGGCGGGCCGGACACCGAAAGGCCGGCGTCACTAGAGGCGGCGGGGGAGAATGTAGATCAGGCCCGAGAGCTTAGCAGACTCGAATACAAAAAACTGTCTTCTGCGCTCAGAGTTGTCGACCGTGAGATGCGGGGCGGGGAATATGCCGATTCAATCATAGGGACGGTCAATATACGTGGACCGTCGCATGTTCAGAAGTTTGAAGACAAAATACCCGGTATTTTTGAAAAGGCACAAAACTATTACAAGGCGTATCAAAATGTAGATAGAGCTTATGAAAAATACGTAGCTGAATTACAAAAATATGAAGACGCCCAAAATTTATCCGCGAAATTTGTGAAATTCACAGCACCCGGCGAAAAAATATCACCCGACCGCGAATTTTATTTGACCTTGCCTGCCGACCTCACAGAAGGCAACGCAGCTATTGACGACTGGCTAGTTCCGCAACAACATCGCATTAACGATCCGGTAGCCGATGGTCGGCTCGTGGTGCGGATCCGCGCCAATGGTCGTAAACTTCAGGACGGTAGGCGTGCCCTGTTCATCGAGGAAATACAGGACGATCGTGGTCAGGAGGCTCGCAAAGAGGGCGTCCGCAAGCGCATCCCTGATCTAGAGGCACGACAAGAGGCATATCGTGAAGCCGTGATCGATGCGCAATTAGTAATGGACGAATATTTCACCGATGAGATAGACATGCGGACATCTGAGCGTCACCTTTATATTGATAGTTTGCTCAGGACTGCAGCACGTAATGAAGAAATGGGCGATCGCTGGCTCACAAGTTCAAATTTTCGAGAGTTCGCTTTTACACCGGAAGAGATTGCGGACGTCGATCGCTTCATTGAGTTGATGGCCACTGAACCTGATGAGGTCAAACTTGGCGATAGTTACTTCCGCGACGGCGTCCCCGACCGCCCGTTCCTGGGGTCCAACAAGGTCGTACCGCTTGCGTTAAAACGCATGATGATCCAGGCGACAGAAGACGGCGCCGACGCTATCGCGTGGACGTCGGGGGAAATGCAGGCCGAACGATACGGGGGTTTTTCTCAAGGACGGCGGGGGGACGGTTTAAAGAAATTTTACAACCAGATCGCCACCAACGCGGCAAATAAAATAGGCAAGAAATACAAGGCAAAAACCTATGCCGGCGCAATAACTGTCGACCCGGACATTGATCTGAGTGAAGGGAGAGCGGATCTTCTCGATGCGGCCGCGGCCGGCCACAACGTCTGGGTTCTCCCGTTGACTGACCAGTTGAAGGAGACGATCCTCGGCGAAGGCCTGCCTATGATGCAGGCGGCCAAAAAGGATGATCCCATGGGATCGTTTGATCCCGTTCGTCGTGTCATCAATCTCTTTGAAAAATCAGACTACAGCACCGTGCTCCACGAAAGCGGACACGCATTTGTCAACATACTTGAAAACTTAGCCGAACGGGACGACGCGCCTCAACGCATACGGGACAACTACCAGGCTATGCTGGAGTGGGTAGGCGCCGAATCTTCCGCCGACATGGACCTCCGCATTAACGGCGATAAAGCACGGGAAAAACAAGAGCGCCTCGCACGCGCTTTCGAGGCGTATCTCATGGAGGGTAAGGCGCCGAGCAACGCCCTACGTTCTGCGTTCAACCAGTTCAAGAACTGGCTGTCAAAAATCTACAGCAACCTGCGGCAACTCGACGTCACCATGGATGATGAAATCCGTCAGGTGTTTGATCGTATGCTGGCGACCGACGCCGAGATCGACGATCTCATAGCCGTCAACGAATTTACAGCGGAAGCCAGCCCGAGCATCTTCGCTATGATGGACATGGAGGAGCGAGAGAAGGCAGCTTCCCTGCAGATATCGGCGCGAGACCGTGCCCGTGCTGCGGCTGCGCTCGAAAGACAGAAACATGACGCGCTTCTTAAAAGCGAAAAGTTTGCAGAAGAAACCGATTTCGTTCGTGCTGAGATCACGGATCAAGTTTATTCAGAACAGAAGTATGCCGCTTTCTATTTTCTGACTCGCGGCGAATATTACGGCGATCGCGAGACACCGGACGCGCTTCGCGGTAAACGACTATCGCGGTCAAAACTTCTTGAGTTCGGTCTTACAAAAGAGGAGCTCCGGGCACTGCCTCGAGCAAACGGGAAAAGTGGAAAAGCTCTATACAGTGCAAACGAGGAGGACGCAGAAGATCCTGCAACTCTAGCAGCGTATTTCGCCTACGACACCTCCGAAGCTCTGGTCGCAGACATGCGGACGATTGTCCTGCCCGAGACCGAGATCGAGCGCCGAACCGCAGAGATCATGGCAGGCCGAGAGCAGTATTCCGACCCCGCCGAAGACGGCACGCTGCGGAGCATATCCGAGGCGGCGCTGTTCAATGCGGAGCAGGCAGAACGTCTCGAGCTTCAACTAGACGCATTGGCCCGCGAGGCCGGACAGGAAAAACAAAGCCGCGCATTTTTAAAAGCCGTGGCCGATCGTATGTTTGCGGAGGAGCCAATCGGCGATCTGTTGTCGCAATATAAATTTGCTGGCGCCAGCCGACGCGCAGCGCGAGCCGCTGAACGGGCCGCTGCTCGTAAAGATTTTCAGAAAGCCTTCATTGAGAAACGTAAGGAAATACTGAACTTTGAGCTGCACCGTCGGGCGGTGAAAGCAAAAGATGAGGTTGCAAAGGCACGCACTGAACTGAACAAACTGAAGCGTCAGAAAATTGACCCAAAGCGTGTCGCCGCCGATTACGCGGGGAACGTCAAAGCCCTTCTTAACTTTTACGAGTTCGGGGCTCAAAATAAGACAGGTGAAATCGATACCGCTGCCGCTCAAAACATCGCAGATTTTATCCAGAAAAAGCAAGAGAGCAACGCGTCGATAATATTACCCGGCGATTTGATGTCTGTTGTTGGTAAGGACGCGGAGAGCGGTAACCCGATCCTGGCATTCCGGCAGAAGTTCTGGAAGACAATGACGTTGTCCGAGCTACGAGCCTTGCGTGACCTCACAAGAAATTTGATGAAGCAGGGAAGAGACTCAAGCCAAAACGCAAAAGAAGCCAAAAAGCAACGAGGCCGAGAGCTTGCAGCGAATATTCTAAGCAGTACGAAGAAACGACGCGAACGACCCGAAGACAAAAAAGATCTACCGCGCAAAGATCTTTTGAAAAAGACGTTTCGTTTTGCCACTTTTGCCGAGCATCGAAAGCTGGAAAGTATGTTGCGCCAGCTTGACGGGTTTCAAGCAAACGGCCCGATGTGGACCGCAATATTCGACAAGCTCGCAGAGGCCAGTGACAACAAAGCCGTTTTGATCTCGACGCTTTTGAAACGGCAGGAGGAGATGGGCGACCTTCTAACAGAAAAACAACGCAAGAGCTTTGCAACTGGCGAGGGTGCTGTCGCCATTAAGGCGCTTGGCGGTTTTCAATTACGATTGGAAACACGAATGGCCATAGCTCTCAACTGGGGCAGCGAAAGCAGTCGTGAGGCAATCCTCGACGATCAATATCAAAAAGCAAAATACGGCGATCTGTGGAACGAAACTGCAATTGAAGAAATTTTAGGCACCCTCGACGACAACGCTCTGAACTACATCGAAGCCACATGGAAACTAATCGATAGTTTTTGGGAGAACGTCACGCTACCCAACGGCAGGGTTATCAGCGGCGTGAAAACGCTGGAGGAGCGCAACACCGGTATAGCTCCACCCAAGGTGGAACCTGTTTCATTTACTGTAAACGGTCGGATTATGAGCGGTGGTTACTACCCTTTAATTTACGATAACTTAAAAGACACGCGCGTCCAGAGTGAATCTGAAGACACGATGAAGAGATTAACTGAAACAGGCGGCTTTGCGAGGGCGCAAACCACCCACGGGCATACAATCGCCAGGATAGGCAGCGGCGGCAGGCCGGTACGCCATGATCTGGCAGTGATAAACCAACATCTCGATCAAGTAACGCAGGACCTCACCTATAGGGAGGCAGTGCAAGAAGCCGCGGACGTCTTGCTTAATGCAGACGTCAAGGCTGCCATTGAGACGACTATGGGCCGGCCCTTCTACGACAGTATGAAAGAAATCTTAGTGCGGACAGCGACCGGTCAGTTGGCCTCCACCGAGCTGGGACCATTTAACAAACGCGTGATGAACGCGAGGATAAATTTTACGACCGCGATTATGGGGCTGAATGTCCGAACAATTCTTACACAACCTCTCGGGCTCAACCAGAGTATTGCAGAGATTGGCGTCAAAGACGTTGGTCATGGCATTGCTTGGTTCTACACGAGTGAGGGGGAAAAGATAGCTGACCAAGTCGCATATATACATTCGCTCTCTGCGTATATGGGTGAGCGGGCCAGAACCATGACCCGCGAGCTGGACGACATCGCTAATTCGCTCCAGCGTAAAAATGAGTTTGACAAGATACGCGCCAAAGGGTTTGCGCCCATGACCTATGTGGACATGGTGGCTGTGGCATACCCGACCTGGTTTGGAGCTTACAACAAAGCGATGCAGGGCCGTGTCGACGGCATAAATGAATCCGATCAGGTGCAAGCGATTAAATATGCAGATCAGGTTGTCCGCATAACCCAGTCAGCGGGCGGCGCCCAAAACATGAGCATGGTGCAACAGCGTTCTGAAACGATGAAGCTCATGACCTTGATGTACTCGTATTTTAATTCTACATACCAGTTGCAGGCCGAGGCCTGGGCCAGAGCACGACAGGACGGCTCGAGCGTACCGCGAGCGATGCTGAAGGGCGACTTCATCGCCCAGACGATGCTGCTTCAATTTTATCCGGCGTTGATGGGGTCAATCGTTTTGGATCTGTGGCCCGATGACGACGAGCAAGAGGAAGATGGGGTTTTATTTAGCTGGGCAAAATGGTCATTGAAATCCATTTTATCATACACATCGGGGCAGTTTGTATTTGTTCGCGATTTTGCTGGCTACGCAATCAACCCGCATTTCGGGATTGATCTCACGCCGATGGAAAGTGTGGCAAAATCAGTCGGTCGTGTGCCATCCAAAATTGAAAAAGTTATCGAAGAGCCCGGCGTTGTCGAGACGAGTGAGCTGGCGAAGAGTTTGGTTATCGTAGGCGGCCAATTAAAGGGCGTACCTGGCACAAACCAAATCGCGAAGATGGGTGACTATTTCTACAAATGGACCTTTGGCGAGCTCAAAACCCCGCCAGATTCTATAGCCGAGGGCGTATGGAAAGCCATTATGACCGGCGACAGATAAACGAATCTTTAACACTTAACTAGCGTTGAAACACAATATGTGGTAGGTTTTGTTAAACTTACCCCAACATATTGTGTTTTGCAAGGAGGCAAAATTGGTAGTTTCGGCAGAAACGAATAAGGTGAGCTATGCCGGCAACGGCAGTACGACGAGTTTTTCCACGTCGTTCACTTTTGCCGCCAACGACGAGGTCACCGTCACCAAAGTCGTGACCGCGACAGGCGTGGAGACCGAGTTCACCCTGGGCACTGAGTACACCTTGAGCGGTGCTGGTACAGGATCCGCGGGCACGGTCACGATATCCACGAGCCCAAGCGATTACACGCCGGCCTCCGGCACAAAACTGGTTATTCAACTCAAGCCTGATTTTACACAATCGACCGACCTGCCAAGAGGCGGCACGGTGTCGCCGGCCGATACCCTGGAGCCGATGCACGACTCCCGCGTCCGGCAGATGCTTCGGTTGAAGGACGACGTTGACCGCTCGCTGAAACTGCCGATCGATGAAACCAGCGCAGCCGTGCTTCAAAACGCGACGCTCAGAGCAGGCAAGATTTTAAGTTTTAATGGCACAACAGGCGCACCGCAAACGACCGAAGAATTCGGGACGTTCCGCGGGAACTGGGCGGCGTCCACGGCCTACGTAGAGCGTGACCTCGTGAAGGACACAAGCACCAACAATATATTCCAAGCCAACACCGCGCACACGTCGAGCGGGGCGCAGCCGCTGACGACAAATACGGATTCGGCGAAGTGGGATCTCATCGTAGACGCGGCCAGCGCGACGACGTCGGCCACTAATGCCGCCTCGAGTGCGACGGCTGCCGCGACCTCGGCGACGACTGCCACGACCAAGGCCAGCGAAGCGGCAACGTCCGCCACGAGCGCAGCATCTAGTGCGACAACTGCCACCACAAAGGCCAGCGAAGGATCAACGTCGGCTTCAAATGCCGCAACGAGCGCTACCGCTGCCGCGACGAGCGCTACCGCTGCCGCGTCATCAGCTACGGGTGCCGCAAGCAGTGCGACGAGCGCAACCTCAAGCGCATCGACGGCAACAACAAAGGCCAGCGAAGCCGCGACGTCTGCGACCGGCGCCGCCTCAAGCGCGACAACGGCAACCACAAAAGCCAGCGAAGCATCCACATCAGCAACAAATGCTGCATCGTCCGCGAATGCTGCCGAGGCAGCCGCTGCCGCCATCTTCTTTGAATTCGAGACCTCGACATCCATGGCCAACCCGTCGGCCGGCGGTGTTCGTTTCAACAATGCCACCATAGGGTCGGTGACACAGATCTGTTTCTCAGCGACCAGCGCTTCATCCGGTAACCCTGATGTCAGCGACTTCATTGTAACCTGGGACGACAGCACGTCGCCCGTCAAAGGGCACCTCGTCATTCGTGAGTCCGGAGCACCAGGCTCGAGCATCGTGTTCGCGATCAGCGGCACGGTGACCGATAACACGACGCACTTGATCGTACCGGTGACTCACGTTAGTTCCGCTGGCGTTTCGTTGAGCGCAAGCGACGATCTCTATTTCGCTTTTACCCGAACCGGCGACGCGGGCAACCTGAGCGATCCAATGACAACCCGCGGCGACATCATTGTTCGGAACTCGAGCAACGCCACGGCGCGTCTGGCGGTAGGTGCGGCAAACCGCGTTCTTATTTCCGATGGAACAGACCCGGCATATGGCCAAGTACCACTGGCGTCAGCGGTCAGCGGGGCGCTACCTGTTGCAAACGGCGGAACGGGATCGACGTCCGCCAGTGATGCCCGCACAGCATTAGGTTTGGCGATTGGGACCAACGTACAGGCGCATGATGCAGATACCTTAAAAGCCGATACTGCCGACGAGCTAACCGCTGGATACTCAGGCGCGACTACAGACGCAGGTACTAAATCCAGCGGCACCTTTACACCCAGCCCCGACACCAGCGGCGGCGGCATGTTGCACTTTGTGAATGGTGGCGCTCACACGTTGGGAGTACCGACAAAGAACTGTAGCATGGTATTGCTCATGAAGAACAATTCGTCAGCCGGAACGCTGACTACGTCTGGATTTACGTTAGTAGATGGAGACACGTTGACGACGACCAACAATCACGAATTTTTTCTCTATCTTACACGTTACTCTGACGGTTCTACTACATTCTCCGCATTGACGGTTAAGGCACTCCAGTAAAATGTTAATGCCCATCGTGCAAGGCGGCGCAACAGATTTTGGCACGATCATAACGCTATCATCTGACGTCAACGACTATAACTTAGCGAATGATCTTACCAACAATTATTCCTGGAACGGGTCTGACGCCATAGAGGTTGTTCTAAATATCAACTCAGGCGTTACAATATATTCCACGTCGACCGGTACTCCGAGCATCGTGGTCGATCTCGTAGCCGGCAGCACGCTGACGATCAACAACAGCGGGAACATCGTCGGAAAGGGTGGCGCGGCTCTCGGCGGCCAGCTCTCGACCGGACAGTCGGGGATTGCGGGAGGTCACGCGATTAGTCTTCAAGACGTGACTGTTGTGGTCAACAACCTAAGTGGCGCAAAAATACAAGGCGGGGGCGGCAGTGCGGGGTCCGGCGGCGGATCTCGCCACGCAGGAAGTACCGTAGACTCGGAGGGGGTTTGCCAGGATGGGGTGAACCGAATAGGCGGCGCGGGAGGGGCGGGCGCTGGTGCCACGTCCGCAACGTCCGCCGCTACGACGGGCAGTGCCGGCGCTACCGGCACGGGCGCGGGCGGAGATGGTGGTGATTTCGGAAGCGCCGGAACGGCCGGCGGTGGCGCGTCGAATTCGGGATGTAAAGTCGTCAACGCGAGTGGCGGACCAGGCGGTGCCGCCGGCAAAGCCATCCATCATGTTAGCTCTGTCAGTCAGACTCTCAACAATAGTGGCACGATCAACGGAGCAACGACGTGATGCGTTTGGTCGTTTATTTTACATTAATAGCCCTCGCATTCGTTGGTGGAACTCTACTGGAGCGTGAGAGGGTACGAGTTTTAATGGAGCTTACAGATGATCTTAGGTAGCAACCAATCGCCATCTGATATCGCCACGATGATTATGGTTTTGAACGATGCCGGTGATCGATTCGTTGAGCAATACAAGCCAATCGAAGAGGTCCGCGCTGTCGCGTTGCAGCGGCTTAACGCAATGTGTGCCGCAACAAAGGAGTGGCACTACGCGGCCAGCACCATAGAAAAAGAATGCAAAGAGTTTGTAAAAGGCACTCGTTTAATGTCGGAAGCATCGATGATCGATGGAGAGACCGTTGATGAAAAAGTGATCGCTGCTTTTAAGGAATTGAGAAAACCAGAAATACGCGCAGCACTCGACGGCAAACGAGACAAGATGATCGCCGAGATTAATGCCGAAACGGACCCGGTGAAGATGCTCGAAATAGCAGGGGATGAGTTAGGTTATTTAGAGGCGGCGTATGATGAAAAAGAATGTCCAGAGTGCCTGGCTTTCACCGCAGCCGTACCAACCGGGGCCAATACAAGAAGTGTTTTTGAGAGGCTTGGAGCGAGTTGCGGTGCCGATGCGTTAAGAAAATTAACAGTAACGCTGGGGCAAGAAACTGTCACAAGCGAGACAGAATACAGTGGCACACTAGGTGACACACTACAGCTTGCTCGACCGGACATGATTGACGTTGCTGGCGTCACAGATCACAAGCCGACCGCTGTCGAAAAGATAGCGCACGAAATTCATAATTTATGGGTGCCAGCGGACCGCAGTGGAACACTCGCATCACCGATTAAAATTACCGCACCAACGATTCCTGATGTTGGTTCATTCGATGGCACGTTCGCGGATACCGCTGACTTGCGGGCTGCGGGTCTGTGGGACGAGAACAAAAAACTATCGGTCTTCTGGTCGGGTGGAATTGACAGCACAGTGGCGCTAGTTGGTCTTTTGAAAACGGCGGCTGACCATCGTCTGTCAGATTTAACAGTCTATATGAACGATGCGTCGATTACAGAATATCCAGATTTTTACAATGATTACATCAAGGACAAGTTGACCGTCTCGACAATCCCGTCAGTTGTAAAACCCACCGACCGCTACTGGGCAGAGAATGTTTTTCAGAGCAGCACCGTAAATCAAATCGCAAAAACGCTGAAGAACTCGTTGGTCGTCACCGGCGAACTTGGCGATCAGATTTTTGGCAGTGCCGGCTTTGCGAATGACATAGAGAAGATCAACAGCACAATTGATGAGGTGCTAATCGCTGCAAAATTAACAGGCATTCGAGACGAGATAAACGCGCTCAACGCAGCATGTCCTATACCCGTTAACAGCGTGACCACTATGATGTGGTTTTGGAACTTTGCGCTGAAATGGGGCGAGGTGCGCTTTCGAAGTCTGACGGCTGTTACCGATAGCGCTGACTTCAATAACGTCCGTCACTTTTTTGACACAGATGATTTCCAGCGATGGTCTATCGCTAATGACGACCTCAAAATCAAAGACACCATCCAGTCTTATAAATTTACAGCCAAGGACTACATTCACGATTTTGCCAAGCATGATGACTACCGCGATCAAAAATTAAAGGTTGGATCATTGCGCGTCCGGTGGGGTTCGCCGCTTGCCATCGACAGCAATAACACAATCATCCGCGCCGGAGACACGAGCACTGACCTCGAGCTGATCGAGGAACGGTATGGCAATAGACTTAACAAATATGCGGTATGAACATGGAGCAAAATCTTGGACGCATCAATCGATCTAAAGACAGTACTCAGCCTACTGATGGTCGTCGTCAGTGTGGTTGCAAGCTCTGCGGTTGCGAAGGCAAAAATAAAAGACCTGGTCGAACAACTAAAAGACGTCGAGCTTCGCCTGCGCCAGAGTAATCTTAAGATGGAAAAACTTTACACGATGACAGAAACGCAAGAGCAGAGAATCACTGTCCTCGCGTCGATGAGCTCGCCCGATCAAATGAGACGCCAACACATGGAGCAGGCCGAGCTAGAGACCTTCGTAAAAATTAACATAAAACGATTGCAGGAGGACGTTTTGCATTTGGCAAAAATGCACAATTCTGTACACCCGCCTGTTCCAAATGAGCGGAAAGCGAAATGATTCGTAACCTCCTGCTCGCTGTTGTTTTTCTTACCGCACTACCAGCGGCAAGCGCGGAACCTGACTGGTCGATCGAGGTAACAATCCCCTGCTATCTTAACGCTCAAGGCGTGACAACCGGCTTCAAGACTGATGGATTTGTCCGGAAAAGTAGCGCCGTATTTTTTGGGCTGAAGGAAAAGCGCGAAGGCATAACGGAAACGTATGTCCACGCGGACGGTCGCTATATTCAGATTGGCATCTTTCAGAACCCGATCTTCGTGGTCTGTCTTTTTTCAAAGGGCAATATGTACAGACATTTTATCCCGGATCTGTCCCAGGCTCGATGAGCGTGCAAATAGGGCGAGCCGGTGTGTTTCTCACCTGCTCAAGGCTCGAATCCTTGGGCGTTCAAAGTACCATCGCCGACGCGCAGGGTTTTGATATTGTGACCTTCGTGCCCGAGGTTTGTCGGATCGAGGTCAAAGCCACATCACGACGGCCGAGTGGCGCGAACAAACTAGAATTCAACGCCTCAAAGGGCGGCCTCAAGCAGATAGTCACGTCGGAGCATTGTGACGTCATAGCCTTCGCATCGATGCATTTTGGGGTGGTGCTTTTTCAGCACGTCACCGAGCTCAAACGAAAGATGATGAAAATCTCCGCGAGCTATTTTTGCGTGGAGCAAGAGGCAAAAAGCTGGGCCGACGCAGTTTCAAAAATCAAACATTAAGGAGATAAAAAATGAATTTTTACTATGAAGTCAAAGACACCGTGGTCGGTTTTCTACAGGATAACAAAAAGATCCTGATCGCTAGTGGAGCGAGCTTTGTTGTGGGTTGCGTCATTGGTTACTCGAGTGTCGTCTGATGACTTGCCGCGTCTCTACGCGCATTGGTCGCATATCAAACAGAACGACTGGCCGGCACGTTTCTTCAAGCCCGCAGAACTTGCATCTCGTGGAGACGGATCGCTGCTCGTCGTTCGGCGAGCCATCAAGCAACTCGATGGGGTACGAGCAGCGCTCGGAAAACCTATCAAGATCAACAGTGCGTACAGAGATCCTATCCACAATGCGAAAATTGGAGGAGCCCCGATGAGCAGGCATAAGTTTGGCGATGCATTCGATATCTCTCTGAGCAATCACGATAAGGATCGTCTGGTTGCTGTGTGCAGAGATAAAGGGTTCACGGGTTTTGGTTTGCGGTACAGGACGTTTCTGCACGTCGACTGCGGGCCGGCGAGGAGCTGGTAAATGCTTGATATTCTAGGCGCCGTTTTCAGCGGTGGAATGACCGGCATCCTGGGAAGCGCAGTCAGCGGGATCTTTAAATTTCTCGAAGTGCGTGAGGCCAACAAAGCCAAAGAGGCTGACCGTCAGCACGAGCTGAAATTGCAAGATATACAAATGAGGGCATACGCCCAGGAAACAGAACGCGAGCTGGCAATAGTTTCACAGCAAACAGTTAGCGAACAGCTCATGGGTAGTTACCAACACGATAGCCAGGCGGGGGAGGGCAGCCAGTGGGTGGTGAATACTCTTCGATTAGTCAGGCCTGTCATCACAATTTTGAGCTGGGTGATGGTGGCAACAATCTGGTTCACACTAAACCGTGGCTTCATTGATGAAGCGACACAAAGCGACGTGGTTCGTTATTTGATTATGACCACCGTGTACACGGCTTCCGCGGCCACATTGTGGTGGTTTGGAGATCGAGGAAGGAGCTTCAAAACCAAATGAAAAATTTATTGATATCGATCAGCGTGCTCGGTCTCTGCTCAGGCTGCCTGCCGTTGCTGGCGGCAAGCGGGGCAAACTCAATTTATGGCTGGGAGAAAGACCGTGCTATCGAGAAGAGAGTGAGCAACCTGGAAAAGATATGCCTGCCTGGGGAACAGCCCGAGCAGGAGCAAGAGCCAGAACAGCCGTCTGCCGTCGCGGTTACACCAATAGCCAAACCATATACACCTCGAATGTGGTCCAGAAGCTGGAACCATGGCGCGAGATAAAAACGATTTTTACCCCACGCCACATTCGATCGTAAAACTATTAATCAATCATTTCGATTATGCTGGGCCGTATGTCTGGGAGCCGTGCGCTGGTGACGGCCGCCTGGTCGTAGCCCTCCAGGAGCGTCTATATAAGGTCATCGCCACCGACATCACCCAGGGCCAGGACTTCTTCGACTTTAAAGAAGCTCCATGCCGACAGCTTATAACCAATCCCCCTTTTAAAAAGATCCGGCAATTCATTGATCACGCCTTCGCGATCGGTGTCGAGCGCATGGTGCTTGTCTGCCCGGAGCGCCTGTGGGCGTGCAAGAAAGGTTGGGAGCAGTTCCACCGCCATAGGCCTGCCAGGTTTATCAACTTAAGTTATAGAGAGGATTACCTGGGGAAGGGCGGATCTCCGGATCGAGCCTTGGCGATATCGATATGGGAAAGCCCACACGCCAGCCGCTGCCAGTACGAGGTATGGTCGCGTCCCGATGAGTGACGATTACTAAAACCCAGTTGGCCTCGTCACGGTATGCGTAGGTAACGCCATGACACGTTATGGTTTCTTACGGTATTTAAGCGTCGGCAATTGTTGAGTTTTCTCAACTTTTTATCGGCCTTCTAAGCCGGGGGTTGTAGGTTCGAGTCCTACCGGGGTCGCCACTTTTCTCTAATAAAGACAATGGCTTAACGGTATGTTGCCCTTCGGTCTGCCGAACTTGCCGAACCTTTTGCCGAACTTGCCGAACTTCAAGCGGATTAGCAGCCGAATCCGAATTGTCATTATCTAAATAATTCCCCATTTTGGCCCGTGCGTTTCGCGCTGTTTCTTTCGCCATCATTACATAATCTTGCAGAACAGGGCTGTTATAGGCATGACCAGAAAAGGAAACTATTTCCGCATTGGTAGCAGATTTTGCAGCAAGCTCCGTTATGCCGGTTTTTCTTAAATCTTGAAACTTGACATCTTTGCTCACGCCCGCACGGTCTCTGCATCGGCGAAATGCTTTATTAAATTGATTGCCGTTTGCATACGGTCTGCCTGTGCCCTCATAGCAAATGATGTGTGTCGAATTAACGCCACCTTTGAGCATCACCTCAAGTTCATGTATTACTTCATCAGTAAGTGGAATGTATAACGTAATCTTTCCGCGTTCTTTAATTTGCTGAACCGTAAAAGCCTCTCCGTCGAATTGATTCCATTTCAACGCTAAAATATCACCGAGCGGCAAAGTCGTGGTTACGCTTATCAAAACGGCAAGACCGACTGAAGGATAGATTTTCTTGTTATCTTTTGTATTGTCATAGCTGGCGGCAATCACCGCCGTGACTTCATCACTGTTCCATATTATTTTGCGGCCTGGAATTTTTTTAAGGCCAAAATCAGCTAAGGGGTTTGCCTCGATTATCTCAAGCTCACGCAACGCAAAATTGAAAAGTCTTCTGGTGCATTTTAAAACTTTACGAATTTTATGGTCCGACACACCGCTATCAATTAGTTGAGAGTGCCATAGCCGAAAGTGTTTTCTCTTAAAACTTCGTACAGCCACATCACCAAAACCAGCATCCTTCACAAACTGAAACACCAAATCGAACTCTTCCTGTGTGCGTTTTTCTTTTGAACGATAATAAGTAACATCATTTTCAAACCGCTGGATAAGCCACGACATTGTTTGTGCCTGTGATTTTGCAAAGACCTGAGTCCCCGCATCGAGCTTACTTTTTTGAGCTTTGATTTGTTTCCACTCAACATTGTATGCTTGAATATCCTCATAAGCCTGCTCACGTTTAGTACCGAAGCTGACGGTTTTGAAACCATGATCTCGCATCGGCTTAGAAGGCGAGAATTGATATGTCTCGTTGCCCGCCGCGTTTTTACGAATTACTAAGTTAGATAATTTTTTCACGTAATCCCCAGTGCCTGTTCGAGTTTATTCAGCTCTGGGTCGACATTATCGTTTACTGCTGCGCCGCCTAGAGCCTTTTCAAGCTGTATAGTTGACCACCGTTGCGGTCTGGAAAACCGTGCTATGGGCTGGGGCCAAATCCCACGACCCACCTCGCGACGAAATTGCCGGGCGCTTTTTGCGCCGACATATTTTGCTGCTTGCTCCACGGTCAACACTCTCGATTGTATGTCATGCATGGCCATCACTTCAATCCCTCAAGAGCAGCGTCGAAAACAGCGAGGTACAACGCCAACCAGAAGAAACTGGCCACCAAAGAGACCATTATCACGTCTCTTACCTTCTCCAAAAATCTCATTATTATCTCCTATGTATATGTACGGGTCACGGGTCACGGTCAACGGACTCGGTAGGACGCCCGGCAAAGGGGTAAGACCGGGCGCCCAGCCGAAGCCGCTAGGCCGCAAGCAGTGCCTGAAAGGGCTGCGAGCGTACCCACCGCGATACTTCGGTTTGCCGGTCTGACAACGTGGTGTTAACGTTGTCATTGCCGGTCACCCTTACCGGGAACTCTTCCGAGTTATGCGAGCTGTAAAAGGTGAACGCGGACGTCAGCGCGTAGACGTTAAAGCCGCGATCAGCGCACTCTCGCGCAGCCCGCTCGAGGAGCTTCTCAGCCTTCTTATCTGAAACGCTCGGCAACGCCCGGACTGTCTCTTCAATTTGGGTCCAGGTAAGGCCGGTATCAGACCATTGTTTCATTGTCTCGACCTGCTCGCTAAACCTGGGGCCGAGGTCTTGAAGCCAATCCTCAAAAACTTCGGTCGTCGCATTCTTGGTGTGGCGCTTGCGGAAGAAGTCGACCGCGTTAAGGGCGGTCATCCCGTTATTGCAGACGAGATCGATCGTGCCGATGTCGAGGCTAGTGCTCGATCCGCCATCAAACGACGTCGTAATGCTGCACGTCGCGGCGACTGTGGTTCCGACGGCAAGGCCGGCGCTGGTCTGGTTGCCATACTCAAGAGCCTCTTCGAAAGCCTTGACCACGTATTGCCTCTGTACCCAGGCCCCGCCTGCGGCAGACCGGTCACGGACCTCGATCCTAGAGAGCTGCTCGGGTGTGAACGCATCTTGCATGATCCGCTCGGCCGCAGTCGTCAGATCTCTCATTTGCACAACTTCGTATTTCTCAGAGACAACACCGAGCGGCACCGGCTGTCCGTCGCGGACAGTGTACGTGCCAACAAAACCTGGCATGTCGAGCGGCTGCCCGTCGCGCCCTACACCTTTTATAGGTCGCGTCACTACCGGGCTCAGAATATTAGCGGCTGCGGAGCCGGCGAAAATTTCTGGCCGGGGGAGGTTGTCGTTGCTTCTAATAAACGTCATTCTGTTAGTCCTTGTGCTTTGCCGCTTTTGTCCTTCCAGAAGTGATGCGGCGAGGTTAAAGAGGGGGTCGACCAGAGTGACAGCTCGGGTCGACCCATTTCGTTAGGCGTGCTTATCGAGAAACCTCTCGAGCTGTTTCGCCTCACGGTTGAGGATGCCATAGTCTGCTCGTGACACGTACCAAACGTCTCTGTGCATCACGGTGAGGTCGAGAAAATAACGTGCGCTCTCAATCAAAGTAGCGTCATCATAGGTCTCGTTCACGCAGGCCGGTGTCGCCTCGTCGAGGTACTTGTCAGGGACATCGATGGTCTCGAACTGAACAACAAGTGCGTCACACTCGAAGGCGTCTTTGACTATTGGTCTAATCATTTCGTAATCCTTTCCCATTCTGCTTTTAAAAATTTATGACGCACGGGATGGCCGCCGATTTCGTCGTACACGACGTGGACCCATTTACGGCCAATGGTCGTAACCTTCACAGATCGCCACCCACTGCCGATTCGTGGCGCCTGGTCCGCGAGTTCAATCCGCACCAGGTCATCAGCAGGCTTCGGCATTTTTCGCCCCCAGCTCCATTTTTTTGGTCGAGGCTTAGGGCGCTTGGGCGCTGGTCCATCAACTTGCCGCCGGAGAAAGTCAGGTATCGGCGGCATTTCCCGATCAACAGGAGCGCCACTCATTACGCGGTGCTCCCGCTGTGCGGACGGAACAGATAATTACCAACATTCCGTTCAAAAAAATCTTCTAGTTGTGCTTGGTGAGATTCGGCTGCCGCCTTGGTGCTGAACGATCTGTCTGTATGCAGAATGTCGCCTTGCCAGTACTGAAGCCGGTAGTCTTTAAAGTTTTTGCCGCCGGCCACGTAATCCTTGTACCTGACGACTTTAAATTTTACGCCGTGCATATTCATTACGCAATGCTCCCTTGGAGCTCGTCAAATCCGATGTCTGCAACGATATGCCGGTTGCCGTGAGGGTCTTCAATAACGTCCCCGACGCTCACGCTGTGCATAACACCGAGTCGTTCGATACGCTTTTCAGGACCAATATTGCCGATCTCAAAAACGTCATCGAGACTGCCTGCTTCAATCCGACACGCTGGTGCGTAGTCGCCTGCATTCCAAGCTACGTTGACAGTCTTGGCAGAAGCGAAGACCGTCGTGTCTAAGTAGCGCTTATAAAAAGCAGGGTATTCGCCGGAGTTTCGACTTTCGCGGTTGACCTCATCAGACTGCTCGTCAGTGAGATTGATTTGATAGACTGTGTATTTCATTTTCGTTCCTCGTTTTCAGTTTAAAAAACCTGTCTACAAGAAACATTCTAATGTGCATTTTTGCACACTTCAAGCAGAAAAATGCTTATTCAGATAAAATACTGCAAAATAGTGCTATATTTTCTGGATAGCAGCACGCACAATTGCGAGCACGCTGACGCTAAAGTCGCCAAGATCCTCTAATGGCAGAGGCGCGTGCGTCGGATTGTTTGATTCGGGCATGAGCACATAATTATCTTTGCTGGCTGTTCGCACCAGGCGCTTAACCGTCACCTCAACTTGCTCGGTATGAAAGTGTCGACGCGACGCTATCACGTATTTATCATCCGGTAGCTGATCGTGCTCTTCATTAAAGGGTTCGCATAGGAGCACGGTGCCCTCCGGAAACTTTCGGTCCATAGAGTCGCCGCGGACTTGCAAGCCGAACAGATTGTCACCGTATACATTGTTAGGTACGGGGAGAGTAAGCTGATCCTCCTCGGCCAACTCAAACGCTTCGCGGAAAACGCCGGCCTCCACAACACCTAATAGCTTGGTTTCTTTTTTCTCCGCGGCTCGCTGCGCGATTCTTTTATAGTGTTGGTGCTTGCCTGGTATATTTTTAATGCTGTTACTAATGTCAAGCAGGTGAAAATATCTTTCGCTCAGCTCGAAAATACGGCTGTCTGTGGTTGGCTTGAATGGTCCGGTATCCCCAAGCACTTCGAGGACAGCTCCATAATCGTCATCACTTATAGAAGATTTGAAAGCGTCTATTTGCGTTTCGATAATTGTGCTCAGCGTACTCGCCTTGATGACGAACGCCTTGCCTGCGTAGCCGCGCCGAGCGTTATCGGCCTGCCTCATAAAACGCGATACCGTCGTCGGCGCAAAGCCTGCCTCGGCCGCCAGGGTAGAGTAGGCTTTACCAGTGACTGCGCGGAGGTTCTTTAGCGCCGTCCTTGCTTTCGAGATCTCTTTCCATTTTGGATTATCACCTCCACCAAAATCGAGCAGGGTACGGCTTTCAATCTCTTTACTGGGTTTCGCCATAAAGCAACGTCTCCGTTGGCCGACAGATCTCAGTGTGAAATCTGTCGAATATTTAGGTGCCGAAGGTTATGCGTCAGAATGCACATATTTGCAATAGCAAAAGTGTGCATCATTTTTTGCCTTGCAGAATGCAGATAAATGCACTATGTCTACTCACAACCAAAATTTTAGGCAAAAATCAGCATGATCTACGATTTTAAAAAGTTAGTTAGCCGGGCCAGTGATGCAAACGTATCGGTCGCGCAGATTTGTCGTGACGCGGATATCAGTTACTCGACGGTCGTGCGTTGGATCCGGGGCGATACAAACCCAACCCGGAAGATCGAGCGCGTCGAGCAGGCGCTCAGGAAATATGAGCAGGCTGATAATGAATAACGTCTACCCGCTCCGCAAAAAGATACGCGACTTCGGATCACGGAAGGCGAACGAGGCGGCAGCCCTGCAGGTCAAAACTTTCTGGGCGGCAAAAGGCCACGACGTAAAGGTTGAGGTGATCGAACACGGCTGGCGATGCTACTCCATTAAATCAGACCTATTGAATGGTCTGCCGCAGGACGTGTTCGTTAAACGCACAACAGCAGCAGCAATGGCGAAGGCGTCGTGATGAAGGTGCTCGGCGTGGACCCAGGCCTAACCGGCGCGATCGCGCTTGTGGGCGACGGCTACCTGGCTGTCCGCGACATACCCACCGCGGGCGAAAAGCGGCGACGTGTGCTCATGGCTGCCGAGCTGGCTGGTATCATAAAAGCCTGGGATCCTGACACGGCCGTTATAGAGAAAGTACACGCCATGCCTAAGCAGGGCGTGAGCAGCTCTTTCAGATTTGGCCAGGCACTGGGCGTGGTCGAGGGGGCATTAGGCGCCTTATTAATTCCTACAGAATATGTGACGCCACAGTCCTGGAAAAAACACTACCGCCTCACGGCACATAAAGAAGACGCCCGCCTGCGGGCGGCTCAAAAGTGGCCGCACATAAGCGAGCAACTATCACGAAAGCGCGACGCGGATCGCGCCGAGGCACTCTTAATTGCAAACTGGAAAATCGAACAATGAACCAAACTAATCAGAGGAGTGCAGTAGATATTCTTGAGACTGCACTAAACACATTCAAAGAACGCAACGCGGTGTATGGCAGTTGCTCCGTTCACTATCAGGAACTCAGCGATTTACAAAACGCCTACTTCTACAATGAACGCACGCCGCGTGACGTTGCCATCGCCAACGTGCTGGAGAAACTCGACCGTGCCCGTCGCGTGGACTGCGACTCCGAGACGTTTAAAGACAGCATCCAGGACGCCATAAACTATTTGGCCATAGCCTGGGAGGTGAGCTGATGCTGCACTCCCTCAATATATACGAGCCCGATCAAAACGCGGCCGTCACGTTGATGCCCCATCAAGTAAAGGGCGTCGAGTTCTTGCTGGATAACCAGTCCGCTCTTTTGCACCACGACCAGGGGACGGGCAAAACCTACATCGGCGCCACAGCGGCCGGCGAAGCGCTGCGCCGCGGGGTCTGTCTCTGGATCGGGCCTGCCGTTAGTCGACGCAACGCGGCGCGGGAGATCCGCAAGATACACGGTGACGATTATAAAATTACCGTGCTCGAGAAGGGCACGGATTCAATGGGCGATGCGGACTTCATTGTTGTCAGCTACGACCTCATGACCCGGTCAAAGATTTACGAACAGCTCACAGATCTTGAGATCGATGTCCTTATACTCGACGAGCTACAGTATTTAAAAAACTATCGCGCCAAACGCACGCAACGGGTGCTAGGGCAGGGCGGTCTTGCCGAACAGGCCCGTCATGTCTGGGCCATGAGCGGCACGCCATGTCCGAACAACGTATCGGAAATTTATCCCTGGGTCCGATCTCAATTCCCGTCGATCATCTGCGAGGACTGGTTGAGCGGCCTGGATCATCGTAACCGCACGCTCAACTATCACAATTTCGTCGACTATTTTTGCGCTACCATCGACACGCCCTACGGGAAGAAAATTATCGGCAACCGTAAGGCCGAAAGCCGACAGCTCTGGACGGCATTGTCGCCGGCTGTCGATCGTGTCCGCAAAGAGGACGTGCTGAAGGACCTGCCGCCGGTGCGGTTTTCGCAGGTCGAGGTGGCGGGCGATAAGACCCAACGCGAGGTGCGGGCGCTCGAGGAAGAATACAGAGAGCAGCTCGAGCAGATAATAGATGGCGCCCGCGGGGGGTCGGAACTCGAGATGCATCTGACCACGCTGCGCCGCGCAACGGAAATGTGCAAGGTCGGCGACTGTATTGAGATGGTCAGGGCCGAGCTGGAAGACAACGCCATGGCGAAGGTCGTTATCTTTGCCAATTTCATAGACAGCATAGAAGCACTGGTCGAGGGGCTCAAAGGTTTTGGCGCCCGCAGCATACACGGCTCTGTGAGCCCGACCAAACGGCAGCGTGCCATCGACGGTTTTCAGAAGATTGAAGACTACCGCGTGCTGGTAGGCCAGACACTGGCGGCCGGCACAGCGATCACGCTGCACGCGAACGGTGCGTGTCAGGATGTCGTGTTTCTGGGTTTTGACTGGGTGCCTGGCAACAACGCCCAGGCCGTCGCTCGGGTCCACCGCAAGGGGCAAACGAACCACGTTCACGCACGTTGTCTACACCTGAGCAACAGCCTGGACGAGGCGGTCCAGAGAACGCTCATGCACAAAGCACGCAATTTAAATGACATGTACGGAGAGAGGAACGAACACCATGCGGCCTAGCTACCAACTGGAACGACTGAACGACACGGACCTACTTAACATTGAGCTTGAGATTAATCCCAGTCACGAGCTAGTGCGGGCATTGGTGCGCCGCATCCGCGAGCAGGAAAAACAGATTGATGTTATGGAGGACGAGTTCACGTCGCTGTTAACGCTGGTCGACCCACCAAAAAAGGAGCAAGCCCGTGCCGGCTGAGCACAGCACTCTTATTGGGGGCTCGACGGCGGAGCGGCGCATGAACTGCCTCGCCAGCTACAAGCTCGAGGCCGCCGCGCCGGTGCCACCGACATCTAAATACGCGGCCGAAGGCACGATGCTGCACAGCGTTGTGCAGCGTTGCCTCGACGACGGCGTCGAGCCCATAAAATTAACAGGCTACACGGAAGGCGGTTCAACCATGACCGCGGCCCTGGCCACCGAGCTGGTCGAGCCGGCCCTCGAGGCGCTGGAAAAATTGTTCGATGCCTACGATGTCACAGATTATGACCTCATCACCGAAGCGCGGGTCAGCTACAACGGTTTTGACGGTTTCGGAACGTGCGACATTTTAATATCAACCGACCGCTGGGTCTTTGTCGTGGACTGGAAATTTGGTCGTGGCGTCATGGTCCAGGGCGGCGCCAACAACCAGCAACTGAGGTTCTACGCAGGCGCTGCGATGGAAACGGTGCCGGAGTTTTTCGAAGGCGACAAGCAGATCGTCCTGGCGATCATACAGCCATCTGCACACCCAGCATTGTCGCACGGGATTATCGAGCGCAGTGAGCTCGAGGAATGGGTCGTTGATATGCGTTCGACCATTGCAAAGATTCTCGACGACGACGATGTCGGCGACCCGGTGACAGGAAAGTGGTGCAGGTGGTGCAACGCCGCACCCACGTGTCCCTCAAAACACCGCCAGGTAAACGTCGCACTCGACACTGATATCGACGCGATGATCGATCCGATCGAACTCGGCAAGCTGGTCGGGCAAGCGGCAGACGTGGAGCTCTGGGCGAAGAGCGTTCGACGGGCCGCGTACAACGAACTCACGAAAGGGCGCCAGGTCCACGGCTACAAGCTCGTGGAGCGCCGCCGCACCCGTCGATGGGACGACGAGGAAGCGGCCTGCGCCGCGCTGCTCGAGCAAGGCGTGAACGATGTATTTGAGCAAAAGGTTATCTCTCCGGCAAAAGCGGAGAAACTTATCAAGGCCGCCGGTGGTGATAAAGCCGCCATCGATGACTTGATTGTCAGGCCAAGTGCTGGACTGACGATGGCTGCCGAAGACGACAAACGTCCGGCAGTATTTGAGCGTGGGGTCCGCGATGCGAGCCCTGCAGATTTAAAACTGAACTTAAACACACGAGGATAAACGATGAACGAATTACAAACTTTTGCCGACTCCGCTGTAGTAAGCCCTGCAGCTCTTGACGCCGCCATTGCCGCACACCGCAGCGAAGGCAACCTGGTCGCTGGCAACAACGGCGGCGTGCTGCTTCTACGTGTAGACCAGCGCGAGGGCTGCATGGTCTACGGCCCTGACAATGTTGTGGTCAGCGGGCTGAGCAAGTGGGCGGTAAATCCACACAGCCTGCAGATGGGCTGGGTCCTCTGGGTCGACAGCGTCAAAGAAGGCGAAGTCATGGCACCGATTGGCGAGGAGCTGGACCGGCCGAAGGGTGAAGGCTGGCAGAAGCAGGTCAGCTTCGAGCTTACCTGCATCTCCGGTGACGACCAGGGTGAGCTGGTGCGTTTGCAGAACTCCAGCAAAGGCGCGTTGCAAGCGTGGGACAGCCTTCTTATGGAGATCAGCCGTCGACCAAACATCGACTTCATGTCGCCGGTCGTACAGCTATCCACCACGTCGTACTACCTCAAAAAGTACAACCGCGATGTGCATAATCCACAACTAGCCGTCGTCGACTGGCTCAACCCTAATACTGGTGATGTGTTGAGCAGCGCGGAGGATATTCCGTTTGATTTACCAAAAGAGACCGACACAGATGCGCCGGCCTCTCCAGTTCGTGCCCGTGCTCGTAGTCGGAGCCGGAGCTAAAACATCGAGCGAATGGGGGAGGGTGTTCGCGCACTCTCCCTCACGAGCTTGATCTCCTTACCATGACCCAAACAATAATGCACATCGATTACGAGACACGATCGCGGGCGCACCTCTTTAAAGGCGGCGCCTACCGCTATGCCCAGGACCCTTCCACAGAAATAATCTGTATGGCCTACGCCTACGACGACGAGCCTGTGCAGCTCTGGAAACCGGCGGACCCGTTGCCTAATGATGTCCGGCACTACATGGAGCAGGGCCTCGAGCGCTCGCTGCACGCCCATAACGCCCAGTTCGAGCGGCTCATTACAACGCACGTGCTTGGTATCGAAACACCGATCGAGGCCTGGTACTGCACGGCAGCCCAGGCGAGGGCGCGTGCTCTGCCGGGCGGCCTCGATGACCTGGGGCGCTGCCTCGGCCTCGACATACAGAAAGACCAGAAGGGTAAGGCCCTGATCCAGGCACTGTCCGTGCCGTATATAAACAAAGACGGCGAGAGCACCTTTCGCGATGATCCGGCGCTGCTCGAAGAAATGTACGACTACAACATCAAAGACGTTGAGGCGGAGCGTGCGGCCGAGCAGGCCAGCCAGCCGCTGACCGACGACGAGTTCAAGGTGTACCTGGCCAATGAGCGCGTCAATGATGCCGGCCTCAAGGTCGACCTGGATTTTGCAAAGGCCGCAGCGAATTATGCGGAGCAGGAAATAGCAGAGATAAGCCAGGACCTAAAGCGTCTCACACACGGTATCATTACCGGCCCGCGCCAGTTCGCACGGCTCAAGAAATTCGTGGAACCGATCGCGGAGAACGACCCGCTGGTACGCGACGCTATCACGCGCAC